CCTTTATTTCATTGGTAATAGCGATTTTTAGTCACGTGACTAAAAATGGGCTATACTCCGATCTGGACTTATCCGTCACCATTCATGTTACGAAAAATCATAAATATATGATAGATAACGATAAAAAACCACGCGGCAGGCCGAAAAAGGCCGATCCATTGACGCATGCTGAGCGCCAGCGACGCTACCGCAATAAGGTCGGTGGTGCGCCCAAGGCGACCAAGGTGCCAACGCCTCCGAAGCCGCCACGCGCCGCACCTGTTGCGCCACCACCCGCACCGGAACGGGCCGCTCCACCACCATCCGAACCGACGCAACTGTGCGTCATCGATCTGCCGCCACCCAGGCGTATCGGCGAACGCAAGCAACGCAGCGATTCGATCACGGCGGAAATAAATGCCGCTATGGCGGACGATAAACCAGAACTGCTGCCGCCGCCGAATCAGAACGTGCCACCGGAAGCAATTACCGATTGGCGAGCAATCATCGCGTCGCGCAATCGCGACGAATGGACGCACGGCGAATTGATCCAGGCATGTACGCTCGTTAAGTGCCTGGTCAAGATTCGCCAGCACGAAGCAATGCTCGACATCGAGGACGAACTGATTTATGACTATTTGGGAAAATTGGTTATCAATCCGCGATTCTCGATGACCGACACGCTGCATAAGCGGGTAGCGCAACTCATGCGATCGTTGGGTATCTCGAACAAACGTACCACGTCACCGGGTCGGACGATCGCGGGCGAAGTGATGGGTAATGACGACGATGCGGACGGACTGCTGGCATGAAACAACCCTGGAATCATAAACTGTCGCGGCACGAACGCGGCTACGACCGAGCGTGGGAGATTCGCCGCGAGGAAGTCATGCGTCGCGATTTCGGGTTGTGCCAGTGTCCGGAGTGCGGTGGTCGGCGGAAGATCGCAACGCATGTGCACCACATCGTCAGTAAGGCCGAAGCGAAACGGCTCGGCTGGCCGCGTGAGAAGACCGACGACATGACGAACCTGATCGCATTGAACGAAGCGTGCCATGACCGGATGCACAACCATACGAAACGACCAGTGACGGGGGTGGACGGATGGCCGATCTGACGAGGGGCGAGAAGGTCGTCGCGTTCATCGAACGGTACATCGTCGTACCTGAAGGTGATCTGATCGGCCAGCCGATGAAGTTGGAAGCGTTTCAGCGGAGGTTCGTCCTCGACGTTTATGACAATTCGGCTGGAACCCACACTGCCATATTAAGCATAGCGAGAAAAAACGGGAAAACGGGATTGATTGCGGCGTTGCTACTCTGTCACATCGCTGGCCCTGAAGCGGTGCTGAATTCGCAGATTGTTTCTGGAGCGCAATCGAAAGAGCAGGCCGCAATCGTATTTGAACTTGCCGCAAAGATGGTCACGATGTCGCCACGCCTCACCTCACTGGTGCGCGTGCAGCCGTCCGGAAAACGACTCATCGGGCTGCGAAAGAACGTCCTGTATCGGGCGTTATCCGCAGAGGGCAAGACTGCCCACGGTTTGAGTCCGATATTGGCGATTCTCGATGAAGTCGGTCAGGTTGTCGGCCCAACCGATCCGTTCGTGTCTGCGATCACGTCCGCCCAGGGCGCATATACGAATCCATTGCTGATTGCCATCTCGACGCAAGCACCAACGGCAAACGATTTGCTGAGTACATGGATCGACGCGCAGAAGAATGCACCAGATCCCCGCGTCGTGTGCCATGTTTATGCCGCGCCGGACGACTGCGCGTTGGACGACCGCGCCGCATGGGCGGCGGCGAACCCGGCGATGGGTGTATTCCGTTCGCTGGCGGACATCGAGAAACAATGTAAGGCCGCGATGGAGATGCCGGCCAATGAACCGGCCTATCGGAACCTCGTACTAAATATGCGAGTAGAAGCCGATTCGCCATTCGTCTCGCGCACCACATGGGTATCAAACGGCGAATCACCAGGTGACGCGCCGCAGGGCAAGGTGTGGTGCGGCCTCGACCTATCGAGCGTCGCCGACTTGACTGCATTCGTTGCCGTGGATGAAAAAGGGGGCGTTTTCCCGACGTTTTGGCTGCCGAAAGAGGGATTGCGGGAGAAATCAAAGAAGGAAAAGGTGCCGTATGACCTGTGGGAACGTGAGGGAAAACTGCTCACAACGCCGGGAAAAGCCATCGAATACGAGTTCATTGCGCGGTTTTTACGGTCGTTTTTCGACAGTTTCGACGTGCAAAACGTCGGTTTTGACCGCGCATTGATGAATTTTCTGACGCCGTGGCTCGTAAAAGAGGGGTTTTCAGAGGACGAACTGGCAAAATTCGTTGCATTTGGGCAAGGAACCCTTAGTATGACGCCTGCGCTGCGCGAATTAGAGGTCAAATTGATAAATCGCAGCCTGAAGCACGGGAATCACCCCGTACTGAATATGTGCGCGGCAAATGCGCGGGTGGTGGGTGATTCGGGTGCGCGAAAATTCGATAAGAAAAAGGCGCGGGGTAGAATCGACGGCATGACGGCTCTGGCAAACGCAATCGGGGTCATGCCGATCGAAACTGACACCGGGCGTTCATTTTGGGAGGCATAATGTATAATCGTGAGACAATTCGCAAAATCGGGCGTGTGATGGTTCATGTTTTACCCGATGTATTGCTGGTGATCGGCGGGCTGATGGTCGCGGCGGGTGTTTATATGATATACGCGCCGGCTGGCGTAATTGCGCTCGGTCTGATGATGCTTATAACTGGCCTGAAGGTGACATAACATGGCATGGCTTGCAGATCGAATCTCGACGAAAACCGGATCGACGCTCGATCTGTTCCGCCTGTTACACGGTGGCAAAACCACATCGACGGGCAAGGCAATCAATGTTGGCAACGCCGTCGAGGTCGCCACTGTATTTGCATGCTGCCGCGTCATCGGCGAGGGGATCGCCCAGGTTCCGTTGAAACTCATGCAGGAATCGGCGGATGGTAAAACACGTCAACCTGCGAAAACCCATCGACTCTACAATCTGCTGTCGTTTCGTCCGAATCGCTGGATGACCAGTTTCGAGTACCGCGAATTGATCGCATGGCACGTCGTGCTGACGGGCAATCATTACTCATTTATCAATCGCATCGGCGGTCAGATCGTCGAACTGTATCCGTTTGAGCCGGGTATGGTGCGCGTCACGTTTGAGAGCGGAACGCTCGAATATGAAGTGACCGCGCCGGATGGCACGAAGCGCACATTCCCTGCCGAGTCGATCTGGCATATTCGCGGCCCGTCGTGGTCTGGATGGTACGGGCTTGAAGCCGTCAAGCTGGCGCGTGAGGCGATCGGCCTGGCGATGGCAACCGAGGAAGCGGCGGGTGCGTTGCATAAGAACGGAGTGCGCCCGTCGGGTGTGTATTCGGTGGAAGGTACGCTGAAAGACGATCAATACGCCAGCTTGTCGAAATGGATCGATTCGTACATGGCCGGATCTGAAAATTCAGGCAAAGCGCTGATTCTCGATCGTCAGGCGAAGTGGCTCAGTACGCAGATGACCGGAATTGACGCGCAGACGTTGGAAATGCGCCGATTCCAGATCGAGGAAATATGTCGTTTTGCCCGTGTGATGCCGATCATGGTCGGATACTCGGACAAGGCGGCGACATACGCCAGCGCCGAACAAATGTTCCTGGCTCACGTCGTGCATACGCTTGCGCCGTGGTATCAGCGACTCGAACAGAGTATCGATGCGAACCTGCTGACGGATCGCGACCGTAAGAACGGTATTTATTCATGCTTCGTCGAGGAAGGCTTGCTGCGTGGCTCGTTGCGCGACACGAAAGACACGATACTCGGTTACGTCAATGGTGGCATCCTCACGCCGAATGAAGGCCGCGCCAAACTCGATGTCAATCCAGATTCTGATCCGGACAGCGATAAACTCCGCATCCCGTCGAACGTCGCCAGCGATGCACCAGCGGCAGGCTCATCGAATGAGTCACCACCTGCGGCACCAGATCCGGCTGCTGCGAAGATGCTGGACGAACTCGGTGCTGAAGTGAAACGCTTGCAGCAGATGTCGCAGCAGCCGCCCGTGATAAACGTGGATGCCAGGACGACAATTGAGGGTGCGCAACCGTCGCCCGTGACCGCGCATATCCACATGCCGGATCAGAAGTCTGGTGACGTGCATGTGGATGTTCAGCCGACGGTAGTGAATGTTGCACAGCCAGAAGTAACGGTCGATGTGCAGCCGACGGTGGTGAATGTTGCGCCTGCTGACGTGAAAGT